TATCATTAAAGTAACTAGATCATACCAAGAAGGACCTTTTAAGTGTAAAGATTATGACGCTACGATTGATATAGCAAATCAATGGCCGTTGATAGGTATAGGTGGTGTGAATAGAAAAGTTGTATTTGGAACTGCTTGTCAGTTACCAGATGGCAGATGGATTGAGAAAGGTTAGTATGTGGGATTTTAAAAATATGTTATTATTTGTTGCTTCACTAGTTGCAGTTATTATTCTATCAACTAATATGGCAAGTAGTGATGAAAAAATATTACATAGCAAAATAGTATCAATACAACCTGAAAAAACAGATGGTCAGTATTGTTTTATTAAAGTTATTATAAAACAAGAAGGCGATACTATTGTTAAAGAAGAAATTTTGGAGTGTGCTGATGGTAAAAAAGGCATAGAAACACCTGGTTATTGGGAGTTATTTGCTCAATTTTATTACCGTGATGTATCAACTCCAGAATATTGCCGATATTATACTCGGCCAAAACACGCTTTAAAGTCGTTCGGTAAGGTGTGTCTAAAAGTGAACGGTGAATGGGAGGTCCAATGATTAAAAATTTAATCATTATCGCTCTAATTACCTTGATTGTAACTCAAACCGACATTGGTATTACTGATGTTTTCAACTTTGTTGAAATAGGGCTTGACAAATTACAAGAAATGGTATATACTATGAAAAGGAGTGTGTAAAAGTATATGATGAAACAAGTAAAGATATTATCGGTTTTAGTTATGTCAGTAATGCTGACTAATTGTGCTGGTAATTATAAGATAAAGAAAGAGTCAGGCAACAAAGTTGTTAATAGTGTACCAAAATGGTATATGGCTGACATAAACGAGTCAAAGGCGTGTGATAAGAAAATCTTTGGCAAAGACAAAGATAAAGTTTGTATCTACGGTGTAGGTACTGCTGTGTCTCCAGACTTAAACCTTGCAATAGAGAAGGCAAAAATGATCGCTAAGGCGGAACTTGCTGATATTATTAAAGGTGAAATGAACAAAGAATCAAAACAATTTATTACTGAACTTGGTAAAACAGAAACCAAGACAATAGTAAGTGAAGTTGAGTCTGTTCTAGTCAATGTAATTAAGGATACTAAAGTAAGAGGATATGAAATCTTTGAACAAGATGTAACCTTAACGAAGAATAATTATTATCGTGCTTGGATAGGTTTAAGACTTCCAATGGGTGAGTTTAACAAAATGTATAACTTCACTATTGAGGAGGCTGTTGACGCCTACAATCTTAAATCAAAGGCAAAAATCGCCTATGAAAATCTAATAGGTAACAAAGATGAAAATAGTAATATACAGCAAAACTAATTGTGCTTATTGTACCAAGGCCAAGAACTTGGTGAAAAACCTTGGCCTTGACTACGAAGAAAAAGGATTAGAAAAAGATTTTGGGTCAGACCCTAGTAAGATGTTAGAAGATATTGGTAAACCAGTTAGACAAATGCCACAAATTAAAATAGATGATGAATTAATCGGTGGTTATAATCAACTTGTAGAATATTTTGAAAAACAAGGGAAAGTGAATTTTAAAGGTGAAGTTAAGTAGTATTATGGCAGACGACAAAGTAATACCATTTCCTACTGATAGGATTGTTAATCAAAGAACTAGAGAACTTGATGAACAAAGAAAAAAAATGGGTGAAAAGGTCGCCAAAGAAATACAAAAACAACAAACTAAAAAATTTGTTGAAGGTGCAGTAGATGATATTAGTATGAACTTGTTAAAAGCATTTGTAGATTTAGCAATGAAAACTAATGAACCTGCTTTTACAAAAGACTTAGCATTATTAGTTGACGTAATGAGAGGTATGATTTATAGAGATTTTAAACTACCACATCCTGCTCAGAAACTTGCAGATAAGATGGTAGAACTAAAAACAAATAGAGCAGGCACCGTATCAGCGAAACTGAATTATGCTAACGTGTTAGATATACCTGCTAAAACAAGTAGACCTATATCTGCCGAAGTTAAAAACGAATTAAAGGACATTAATGATTCATCAATTCAATTTGATCCTGATGGAGACCTTAATGACTAAAAGAATTGCACAAGCAATCGCCGTGTCTGGTTGTAAAATTGACAGAAAGAGAGGGTTAAACAATAATGTTTAATTTTTTATTTAACAATAAAGGAGAAGAAGAAATGGCAAGAGCTAAAACTTCAAAAACTACAAAGATCAGAAACCTGTTTGAAACAGGTGTAGATGTTTCTTGGAAAACTTTGAGAAATAAATTTGATCTACAATCACCAGCTGCAATGGTTGGTAAATTAAGAAACGAAGGTTTAATGATCTACGAAAACAGATCATCTAACGGTGTTTCTTATAGAGTTGGTACGCCTTCAAAAGCAATTTTGATCGCTGGTATGAACAAAGTGTTCGGTAAGCAAGTTGCTTATTCAGCATAATTAAATTAAGGATAGGGCGCTTCGGCGCCCTTACCACTATGACAGAATTTAGTAACGGAATATTTAAAGTAATCGCAGGAACAAGTGCTGGTAGAGCATTTGTTTATACACTAGGTCATATAGTTATTGCTATGTGTGTAGTAAGTGTGGTTACAGGTGCTAGTCTGTGGGAGGCAGGTATTGTTGCATTAGTAGAACCTACTATTAACGGTGTCTGGTATTATGGTTTAGATAAATTATGGAGTAAATATGTCAAGTAGAAAAAGATTAAAGTCAGTAGAAATTAAAATACCTAGTAATGTCAAGGTAACCGTAAACGGTTTAAATAGAAAAACAGAAATAGAGAGTGAGATAAAAGCACTTCAAAGAACTAATAAATGGTTTAGAACACAATTAGAACCACACGATTGTGGTTGGATGTATACCACAATAGATGGTAATAAACATAGAATTAAAGTTTTAAAAGACGAGTTAAAAGGCAAAACTAAACATTGGGCAAATTATCTATAATGGATTTTGCACACGGATTATTATTGGGTATATTTGGTTGTTTGGCAACCTTTGTAGGTTTTTTTATTGCATATCTAGTCGTTGCTAGAAATCATAGAAAAGAAAATAAGAAAAAAAGACCTTTATCTTCAGTAGAGGAATCATTAAAGAATTTAAATGCCAAATTCAGCGACACAGAATAAAATTAAGAAATCAGAATATCAAAACTATGCTGATTGTATAAGAAGCGATCAGGTTTCAGCGGCAGGTGTTGTAGATTTATTTAAAGATAAAGCATTTTATAAATGGTATAAAAAGAAATACTTATGATACTAGTAGACCTAAATCAAGTTTTAATATCAAATCTAATGGCACAGATTAGAGGTAAGGCAGATGTCAAACCTAACAAAGATATGATAAGACATATGGTATTAAACTCTTTAAGAGGTTTCAATGTAAAGTTTAAAGAAGAATTTGGTGAGTTAGTATTGTGTTCAGACGCTGGTGATCCTTGGCGTAGAGAGTTTTTTCCTAATTACAAATACAGCAGAAAACAGGCACGACAGGATGGTCCGTTTGATTGGGATGAGATATTTAAAATTATAACAGATATTAAGAATGAAGTTAAAGAAAACTTTCCTTACAAAGTTATGTATGTTGAGAATAGTGAGGCAGACGATCTTATTGCTACAATTATAAAACTACAAGAAGAAGTCAAGTACCTAATTATATCTGGAGACAAAGACTTTATACAACTACATCATTATGGTAATGTGTATCAATGGTCACCTTTACTAAAAGGTTTCATAGGTGAACAAGAGGATCCTATTAGATTTTTAAAAACACAAATTATAAAAGGTGACAGATCAGACGGTGTGCCTAACATATTAAGTGATGACGAGATATTTGTAAGAGGTGAAAGACAGAAACCTATTAAGGCAAAACAATTAGAAGAATGGTCAAATGTAGATAATATACCATTAGGATCAGAAACAAAAAAATATTATAATAGAAACAAAAAATTAATAGACTTAACACAAATACCGAAAACAATTGAAACAAACATAATAAATACATTTAGAAATTATAAAGTAAATGGTAGAGATAAATTATTGCCTTATTTTGTAGGTAAAAAATTAAAAAATTTGATAGAACTAATAAATGATTTTTGATGAAATATTTAAAGAATACTTATTAATAGATTATGTAAAAAATGTTGATCTAAAGACACTAGCAAAAAATATAAAGATTGCTAGAAAATCACATAAAGGCGTATCTGTTTCTAATCTAGGTGGTTGGCAAAGTCAGGCAATAACACCACCTGATATAATTAGTAAAGACAATAATTTAATTAGTATTTTTAAACAAATACAAAAGAATGTAGATATTATAGCAACTAAAGTAAATTTAAAAGACAAAGTATATTTAAAAAATTTTTGGTTTAATATCAATAACAGATTTGAGTCTAATGCCGTACACCATCACTTACATTTTATGTCTAAAAATATTATATCAGGTGTATTCTATGTAGATTATCCTAAAGACTCAGGAGAAATAGTATTTTGTAATTCAAATGATGTACGTGGTGCATTGTATGATTTTTCAACTATTACAAAATATAACGAGTACAATTCACAAAGTTGGAAAGTAAAACCAGATACAGGTAAATATTTGTTATTTCCTAGTTATCTAAAACACTATGTTGAACCAAGCAAAATAAATAAAGACAGAATAAGTATAGCATTTAATTTTGGATACTTATAAATAGGAATATGAAATGAGGAGAAGATTATGGCTATTACAAATACACAACTAAACACAGGAATGGGTACCGAAGGTTCTGGTGCTCCTACCGTACACGAGATTTTTACAAAAATCAATAACGCCAAAGATAAACCTGCTAAGATTGCTATTCTAAAACAATTTGATAATCAAGCAATGAGAATGTTGCTTAAGGCAGCGTTTGATCCTAAAGTAAAGTTTGATTTACCTAAAGGCAATCCACCTTATATAAAAAATGAGGCACCTGCTGGAACAGAGCATACTAGTTTAGCTTCAGAAGCAAGAAAACTATATCACTTTGTAGTGGGAGGTAATAATACGATAAACAAGTTAAAAAAAGAAACTATGTTTATTCAAATGTTAGAAGGTTTGCAAGAACAGGACGCTGAAGTCCTAATGGCAGTTAAGAATAAAAATCTTAATAATATCTATAAAGGTTTAACTTCAAATTTAGTTAAAGAAACCTTTAATTGGGATGACGATTTCAATAGAATCGACACAAAATAACACACATTTATAGGGGTGTTCACGCTTTGTTCTCATAGCACACCCCTAAAAACCCTTTAAAATCAACACTTTTTATCGCTTGACTTTCTTGTTTAGACCTGATAATATAAATATATTATGAGAAAACAATTATTATATACTTTTTTAGTATTCGTATATATCTGGTCTTGGAGTATTTTTAATGCTTTGAAAGCAGATGAGAGAGTGATAACAACTACTGGTCACGTTATATCAGAAACCATTAAGGGTAATGATATAGACCAAATGAAAGTTTTAGAGTCTGAATTAGAACATCTAGGACACAAATTTGCTTTGGAGATGACTTCGATTCTTCAGGCATATTTACCTTATATTATGGATAGAGTTATGACAGATTTGAGGTTAGAGTTAGATAAACAACACAAGTGTTTATTACTAAAAGATTCTAAAATCAAAGACAAGGATTGTCAATGATAGAATTATTTTTAGAAATGCCGATGGAATTACAAGTATTAATTTTATCGTGTTTAACATTAGGGGTTATACAATATATCAAAGATGAAAAAGTCAAAGCCAAACAAAAATATGAGAGTGAAGAAAGTTATCAAGCGAGAGTTGGCAAGCAATAGAAAATACAAAACTACCTACAAAGACATTAAATATTATTTCAATATGATTAACAAGGCAGTATTTAAAAACAAACTTGCTCCATTTAATGAAATACAAATTAAAAAAATTTATAAAGACGAAAGTAAAAAGTTTTGTTACGGTCAGGTAACAACTTGGGTATGGGAAAGAAAAGGTACACAGCAATTCTGGTTAGAAATGCTACCTACATACAGAAACAAAAGAGAATTTGTGGATACACTAGCACACGAAATGGTACATCTATATCAAATGGCTAATATAGGTGATACAGGTAACCACAATAAATTATTTTATTCGTTTAGACCTAAATTGAATAAGATTGGCCTAGACTTATAATGAGAGAGATATATTATGACAAGAAAAGTGAAAGAATTAGATCCGTATATTAAGGCACGTGTGGGTGAGGCGTTGCTTAAATTAGAGGGTTTAGTTAAACCATCAAACTTACCAGGTACAAGTAGATTGTACTATACAGGACAATGGGCAAAAGATGTTTACGATAACTATACAAATAAACAGGCCGCAGTAATCTTTAAGAAAGTAGAAAAACTAAAATCAAATTTAACTTTTTATCAATCAAAATTAGAAACATTTACAGACCACGATGGTAAAGAGTGGGTAGGATATGACTATTATGCCAAAAAAAATTAATTGGGACAATGTATTAGATAAG